CGGTACACCAGTTTTTTTATCCTTTGGTACTTTTCTCTGCTTTGGCATTTTTCTTTGGTTTTGTAACTTGTGCTGCCTTCTTTGCTTCAGACAACCTTTCTGCTAATGTTTTTGCCATTACTTTTTACCACCCTTTTTTACTTTCTTCTTTTTCTTTGGTGGTCTACCGACCTTAGAACCATAAGTCCCTTTCCCCATTGGCATAATATTTAAAAGCAACTAAATTTATCTTACTATTTTTTTTCATATATAGCCATTAGCTCATCTAATGTAGTTCTTGATCCATCTGCTCTAATAAACTTACGCATCGCCTCAGTCGGTGAATTGTATTTACTTCTCAACCTTTTGTACATACTGAACCCCTGCTTTCCTAATACCTTTTGACCATAAGCTGTACCCTTGTCATCCCCTTTCTTATTAAGGTCTGCTACTTTTTTATCAAACCATTGACCATAAGTTTCACCATCAGGTACAAATTCTTTGCCAGTAACAGGTCCAATCGGTATTGGTATATCAACAGACCTGCAATTAAAGTGCTGTGGTGGGTATGGCCCCTCACCAACCTTATATCTTTTGCCGTCCAATGCTCTACAGATTGCAGATGTTTTCTGGTCATGCACCGCAGAATATTCCCACCTTCTTACGATCTTTGGATTTATTTGGTAACTCTTTCTACTAATCTCAGTGCTCAACTGGTTTACTGTTGTTTTAACAAGTGTTTTTGTCTGGGCGTTACTCAAAGAAGTGACAACTCCACCTTTTGATCTTGGGTTAAAATCTAATGTTCCAATCAATTCCCTTTGTATTCTCTGTAAACTTCTACCCTCCAATAGTCCTTGTCTTACAGTGTGAGCAAATCTATCGGCTGTTCTTTCTGTAAGACCACGAAATGCTTTAGCTACAACATCGCCATTAGGTAATACTATTTCTTTTCCTACACCAGCCGTCAAAGCAAATCTACTTTGCACTGCTTGCATACTTGTCGTATCTTTAAAAACATCAAAAACCTTACCTCTTGGCAAACCAATCTGATTACTTTTGGTAGGGTCAAATCGTATCAATCTATCTACAAAGTCAGGATCTATCTGTAAAGCATTGATCTGACCAGCTAACTCAGGTGGTGCAATATCTTCCAGCAATCCCTCAATAAAGTCTTTTTGTATGTCAGCAACATCTTTTAGTTCTTTGACCATAATGCCAAGGCTGCTGTTTCTCCATCTATCTAAGTCTGTTTTTACTTGTTTTAAAATGCTTTTTAATCTAATCGCTCTTGTTTTGTCTAATCCTGGTCCTACTGGTATTTTTTGTAAACGCTGTGCAGCATCTATCATTATTTTGTTATAGGTATCAATCAACCTTGCTGCTAAATCATTTTCATATCTATTAAGGTCGATTTGGTTGCGATAAAACTTTTCAGGTATCGACATTATTCATCTTCTGGTTCTGCTGATTGTTCGGGCATAGATTCTTCTGCCTCTTCAATAGGTTCTGACATTTCTCTTAAACCACCAGATTCTGTTGCTTCTATCTCTTCTTCGACATCAAATTCATCACCTAGTACTTCACCCTCATGTAATTGTGTAAGTAATGTTTCCTGTGTGATCGTACCTGCTGTATAAAGCTGCAACAATGATTGGATCTCTTGTGGTTCTAATCTTTGTGCAACAAAATCTCTATTAACAAAACAACTTCCAGCATCACTACCAAGATATTGTCCATGAAACTGTAAGCAGTTATCTATCATGTCTTGCATCTGCTGTGCTATGACCATCATCGTGCTATCACCTTGACTTCTATCTATTCTCTTTGATTCTGCTGTTTCTGCACTTAACTTCTGTCCAAGAATACTTGCCAAACCTAACTCATTGATTTGTTTCTCTACACGATCAATCTGTTCAAACTGTGCATTAAAACTATTACCATTAGGCTCAATATACTCGGCTCTACCTTCTGCTGGAAATGCAATAGCTTCACCTGGTCCAGCACTTACCTCTTCACTATTCTGTGGAAAGCCAAAAAATGCCAACATCGGCACACTTGATATATGTAACTGGTTTGATAAGTCTGATTGCAATTGATACGACTTGAGATTTAATTCTGCAATATCAGCCATCGGTGGCCTTGACTCTAGAAAATTAATTTTGTTTGCATAGGCAACAGCAAAAGGTATCTCAGGTAAACTCATTGTTCCTTCATCAAACTTTACATACTCATTGTTTTTACCTTTGCGATGTATCTCATAAGCACCAGGAGTTAGTAATCTAACCTGCTCTACAATCTTTTCTCCATATAATCCTTCGGGTTCAAATACTTTTTCTAACAATCTAAGCTGCGTAAGTTTTAACTTACCCTCTGACATCTCGGTTCTCCAACCTAATATCTGTCTTGGCGTGTAGGTAATCCAGTAAGGTCTGCCCGATTGTCCAGCAGCAGGTGCATCTACAAGGACTCCGACATGACCATAACGAATCATTTTTCTTGCAGTTTCATATGTCCATACATTTAAATCATTACCCTCAAGGTCTACATCAAACATATGGAGTCTTATATCATCGCTTGTATCATTTAGCCTCACAGGTTTACGCACCAACATACCAGCTAATAACTTCTCTAATCTGATGAAATAGGGAGGGCAAACTGATCTTGCTAAACGATTGTCAAAAGACTCATCCAACTCTCTAGGTTCTTGGGGTAAATATTTTCTATGACGACTTCTCATCTGATATGTTCCACCAATCAAATCTTCTATCAAAGGCCAGTGAGGTTCTTGTGCAAACCATGCGTTATTAGGATCTATTATTGTCGTTCCAACTGCTGACTTCTGCCTGTTGTAATGGTTATAACCTGAGTACATTTTAAAAGTCCATTAATACTACTAACTATAGTTTAAAGAATAATACTAATAAAGCCTAATTCCAGTACCTTTACCAGAACGGAAATATAATGGATTAAATTCACGCCAAATTAAATAACCAAGGCTATCCAAAAGATGGTCATAGCCATTCTGTTTATCAGGTTCTCCTGTCCTCTCATCGTAAGCCTGTAGCTCAAAACATTCTATTAAGGTTCTGCAACAGGGGCTAATCGCCAAACGGACTTCCCCTTTGCCGTTCTTGAGAAGAGCATTAACAGCCGAGACTCTATCTTTGATTGGGGGGTTCGATCTTGGCGACATATTGGTAAAGCCGTAAGATTCGAGAATGGATATATCGGTTGCTGAAGCATTTGTAGAACGATTACCTCCTGAAGCGTCTGGGTAAACTAAAATCTTTTGATTTGGATACCTTCTCAATAGCTCTTGTGCTATTGCATCAGTATCGTGCATTTTAGTAATTTCATCTATTATGACTAACTTATTGCCATCACGCACCCCTATGACACAGTTAGTATTCTGAATGTTGAAATCCAAACCTACACGCAAGATTTCGTTGTTATAACTTGGCAGTTGATTGCATACATGAATATTTCTATCGAAGCGATCATATACAGCAGACATTGTGAGATTCACAAATTCACCTAGAAGATATGCTTTGATTAATTGTTCTGGATAATTAGCTTTTAATGATTCAATAAATCCTTCTGGAAGATATTTATTGTCCTCGGTTCTTGCTTGTATCAAGTCAGTATCAGGTTTCGGATCTTTTTTAAATGTTTCAAACGCCCAACCATGACCTTCTGGAGTTGTTGTTGCATAAAACTGTTGAACATTTCCTGATCTAAGTCTTGCAAGTGCCATATTCATTGCATTTTCTGCCTCTCTTTTCGGAATAGTATCTGCCTCATCAAATCCTACTGCACACAGATTCTGGCCTCGCAAACGTTGATAAGTAAGCATAGTTCTAAGCAATATTGTGTGAGATCCTTCTGCAAATTCCAAAGTATATTCGGGAAGAGGTGATGCTCTAAATGTGTAAGGTATTTGCCATTCATCTAACAATTCGTTCATTGTTCTTTGCAAAATATCTCTCAACATGGGAGCCGTAGGTTCAAAAATAGCTGATACATGACCAACATTTAATGCTGCCAGTATGCAAGATTTTGAAATAAGTGCATGAGTTTTTCCAGCACCAAAACCACAAACCAATGCAAGTTTTCGTGAATCCATGTTGTCACAGAATTTTGCTTGATGAGGTAGCAAGTTTTGTGATATTCGTCTTATTGCTTCATCTGCTGTAGGTAAATCATATGCACCGATTTGATATAAAACATTACCAGGTTTTACTGTATCTAAAATACTCACGAAATAATTTGTGCAAGTCTAGCTGCTGTATTGATTGCACCAAGGGCAATATGTAAATGCCCTTTTTCTCTTGCTTCCATCTGTAAGGTTGCAGCTTGCGATAAAAGATCGGCAACCATTTGAGGTCTTTCCATATCCCAATCAGCTTTCATTTCGGCTCTCACAATTTCAAGATATTTGTCTACTGATTTATAACCTACCCCCCATTTTTTAGAGGCATATTCTATGCAATCGGATCTACGACCACCTTTGGCAATGATTTTGCCAAGTTCTCGTGACCTGATCAATGTTTCTATTTTTGTGCCTTTTTTAGCCATTAATTAAATAATACACTTTGCAAAGAGGTAGAGGGAGGTGGTTCATTAATTATAAGTTCTTTTTGAATAGAATTTTTACTAAATTTATTTGTATCATTACCCCAACAATCCCAACCAGAAGATTCTTCCCTTGCAAATAATTCAATTCTTGAAAGATTACCACTGCATTTAACAATTAGGTCTTTAACAAAATCAGGTTTTCTTGAATGTTGTCTTTGTAAACCATAAAAAAGATTTTTTGTATTTCTGTTATTACAAAGTTTTTTACCTTTTACACCAAAAATAATATGTTCAGTTGCACCCCTGAAGTAATATCCCATGCCCATGATAGGACTACCATCTTTATATGTTTTTACCCAAGTAATCAAAGTTTTATATTCAAACCCCCAACTTTTGCAAACTTCTAAACCTTCAGAGATAAAAGGATTTGTTACCCACATATATAAATGACTATTATCTTCTGAAATTTTATTAACAGGTAAATTTTTAATATTTTCGAGAGACATTACATTGTACTGGCTTTCAGCAGAATGATTACCATTTCTTTTATATTGCCAAGGAGGATCCGCATAAATTATTGAATATTTTTTATTAGGAAAAGAAATCATGTTGACATTTTAAGAGAAAATAAAAAAAAGACAAATAAGACTCATTTGAGACTAGATGCTGTTCCTACGTTCCAACCTGTGCCGACTAAGAGTAAAAAGTTACCTGTTCCTATATTTACCCTATTCCCTATATATATAATAATAATAATAATAATAATAATATAGGTAGGTACATAGGTACAGGATAGAACAACCTAGGTGCTGGTAGGGGGTTTCAGTGTTCCTACCTTTCAGAAGAGGTAGGTACAGATTTAATCCAAGTCCATTTAAGTTGACCATCTACTCTTTTTCGTTTTTTCTCATACCCAAGAGATTTAAGAATAGATGAGACAGTCATCACATCTGATTTTGTTTGTTTATCGGTAGATTTCTCTACAGCTTCAGTTAATAAAAGTTCACAGGTTATGGTTTTGGAATAGTTTGTAGGATCTGTAAGCCATGAATGTATGGGATGTGTCCAGGGCGATTCGACAAGATAGGCAAGATTTTCTAAAGCTATCAAATTTTCCTGTGTATGTGTAAGATAATGCGGTTCTTTATTTCTATATGATTTAAGTGCAGAAGCCCATATGGAGTCCCTCTCCATCTCTAGGCCATTTGTATTAATCATATTGGAGGCAGTTGATTCAACAGGGATTACATGAAACCTTCTATTACCTGTGTCATCTAGTAAAAAATTATCTTTATTGGTAGAACCAACGATAATACATTTTCTGGGAAACTCTTCTACGGATCTGCCATATGGAACACGCATATGATCTGTAGCTCTTGATAAAAAAGACTTAACTGTACCTGCGTGTTTTTTTGATGTGATCTGATCTATTTCTGACCATTCACATAACCAACTGCGGTGGAGGCAAAGTATATCATCTTTATTGGAAAGATCACCAAGAGAATCTGAGAAAAAAGCACCTCCGAGTATTTTCCAAAATGTAGATTTACCACAACCCTGATGACCCATCAGGACAGTAGCCGTATCATGTTTAGCACCAGGTTCAAATATCCTTCTTACTGCACCTATTAGGGTAGCCTTCATCATATGGTCATAAATTGTCGGTTCTTTATATTGAGCATCTGAAGGTCGCAGGTATGTTGTTGCAAGTCTGTCTATATAAGCAGGTTCTACAGTTTTTTCTACGACTTCAAGATAATCACGAACAGGATCAAACTCATTTTCATGGGAAACTTTTAGTAGGCAATCTATCGCCATTTCTTTGGAGCATTTATAATTTTGCTCTGATAGCGACAAGTAGAACAGTTCAGTATTTTTTAGAGGCTTTTCATTCTGCTCTATATTGTGAGTAAAAGTGTTATATCTAATTTTGTTTGGCATATTACGCAGCAGATGTATAAGTTCCTGTGCATTTATTGGTTCTAATTTTTTTGGTATGACTTTTGTTGTTTCTTCTGACTTGTAATGTATGGAGGGGTTAATTTGTTTTGGTGGAGGAGTCCAGCCATCTTCCTGTGCATACTTAACGAGAGTACCTAATGAAACTCCTGACCTTTTACCAAACGATTGCCATTTCTTAAAACATTCACCAGATTTATAATTTGATGCTTTTGCTGAAATAGTATCCCATTCTGTTAAAAGGCGATCATCTCCGACACTGTGCAGGCTCATACCAATTTGAACCCAAGTATCGTAATCATCTAAACGAGATGGATTTATTGATTGGAGTAAAGAAAGGCATCTATCATAATCTGTATTGAAAACCTCTGGTTGTTTAACCTCAGTTTCCATCATGCGTTCTAATAATATTGCTGGTGCTTCTGCTATTGGTATGTCATCAGGTGATCTATCTTTTACCCATTTGTAACCAGAGGTTTTTGGATGTTCCCCTGCTACAACAGATTGGCAACCATTCCATCTAAGTTCAAGTTGTTCTACAGAACCCTCCTCATCTTTAACACCTGTTCTAAATTTTTTAGTTTTTATCTTTGACCAAAGTTCTTCTGGTACTTGATATATAAGTTGAAACCGCCCGACCCTACCAGAAGTGACAGTCCATGTAAGGGGTAGTGTTGATATTGATAGACCCCATTCGAGAAGAATGTTTGAAGCAGATTCACCATCGTGATCTACAAATAAAAGGCCACCTGACAACTCACCTGCAAGAACACCAACAGCTTTTGCTTTCTTTGATATAAGTTCTTTAAGTATTTCTGATCTTTTTAAAGGATTTTTCTGCCAATCTTTTTGATAAGGCTGTTTGTTGCCATTGACTGCAACATAACGCCAGCTTGAGGGCAAGCGTAATAATTCTTCTTTTGTATCCATTGTTATGCAGCCTGATCCATCTTTTCGTTTAC